AAAGGAGTTCAAGGTTCTCAAGGTGACCAAGGTTCTCAAGGTGCTCAAGGTTCTCAAGGTGCTGCTGGTGATTTGGGACTTCAAGGTGCTCAAGGCGGAGTAGGTGCTCAAGGTGACCAAGGTTCTCAAGGTGCAGCAGGTAATAAAGGTATTAAAGGTATAACTGGCGATACGCCTGAATCAGCTGGTCCACAAGGCGCTCAAGGTAATATTGGCAATAAAGGAATTCAAGGTTCTCAAGGTGACCAAGGTTCTCAAGGTGCTCAAGGTTCTCAAGGTTCTGCTGGTAATTTAGGGGCTAAGGGAATCCAAGGTGCTCAAGGTGACCAAGGTTCTCAAGGTGCGGCAGGTAATAAAGGTATTAAAGGTATAACCGGTGAAACACCTGAACCAGCAGGCCCGCAAGGCGCTCAAGGTGCAGCCGGTAATAAAGGAGTTCAAGGTTCTCAAGGTGACCAAGGTTCTCAAGGTGCTCAAGGTTCTCAAGGTTCTGCTGGTAATAAAGGGATTCAAGGTTCTCAAGGTGACCAAGGTTCTCAAGGTGCTCAAGGTTCTCAAGGTGCTGCTGGTGATTTGGGACTTCAAGGTGCAAAAGGAATCCAAGGCGCTCAAGGTGGTCAACACCCATTTGAAGCAGCTCAAGGAGCTGCTGGTGATAAAGGTATAAAAGGTATTCAAGGTGCTCAAGGTGCAGTTGGCGTTATAGGTTCTCAAGGTAATGTGGGTGACAAGGGTATTAAAGGTGTTCAAGGTGACCAAGGTTCTCAAGGTATTCAAGGTTCTCAAGGTCCTTCTGAGGACATACCAGGAGCTAAAGGTGCAACTGGCGCTCAAGGTGACCAAGGTTCTCAAGGTGCAACGGGTAATAAAGGTATTAAAGGTATAACTGGCGATACACCCGAACCAGCAGGTCCGCAAGGCGCTCAAGGTAATGTTGGTAACAAGGGAGTTCAAGGTGCTCAAGGAGCTATTGGTTCTCAAGGTGCTGCTGGTAATTTGGGTTCAAAAGGTAATTTTGGAACAAATGGTGATACCGGCATAGGTGGTGATGGTGGTTTAAAAGGTGAAAAAGGTAACATTCTTGCTGGTGGGTTTTTTGAATGGAATGATTCTTTAAACAAACTTACATTTAAAAAACACGGATGGCAAATTGGTGACCAAATTTGGATTATAGAAACTTACATTAGTGGGTCTTATTAAGATTTAGTTCTATATTTATAACAAAATAAATTGTTATGCAAAATAAATTTACATTTGATAGAAACTCACATCGTAGCGATGTAAACTACACAGATTACTATTGGTTTAAAGATGGATTTACATCTGATGAATTACAACAAATCGAAGAAATGACTTTTGAATTACCATTTCAAGTAGCTGCTGTTGGTCAAGACGATAAATCTAAAATATCTAATTATCGTAAATCTCAAATAAAATGGTGTCCTCAAACCCAAGAATGGGAATGGGTTTATTCAAAACTTCACAATATGATTGTGGAAGCAAATGATTTAATGTGGAAATTTGATTTGTCTACAATGAATGAACAAATTCAATATACGGAATATTATGAGGGCGGTGGTCATTACGATTGGCACATGGATTGTGGAATTGGTATTCAAAATCAAAGAAAAATTTCAGTTACGGTTCAATTATCATCGCCAGAAGATTATGATGGTGGTAATTTAGAATTTAATATTGGTAAAGAAATGATAGCACATAGACACAAAGGTGCTGCTATACTATTTCCATCCTTTTACTTACATAGAGTAACGCCTGTAACACGAGGCACTCGTAAATCTTTTGTTCTTTGGGTAGGTGGTGAACCATATAAGTAATTTATGAAAACAAGTTTACCAAGCGCTCTTATTTATGGTTGGGATAGATTTGGCAAAATTGAAATTCAATCTGACATATATTGGGAAGAAGGATTATTTGAAAATGTAATCTTACATTCATATGAAAGTTCAGCTGAATTTAAAGCCCATTTAGCTATTCATCGGCCAGATATTATTATAACAATAGGAAATCATTTTGTTGAAGTTACCGAAATGATGCATCATACTATGGTTAGTAGTAAATTACGCGTTTATGATAAAATTATACCTGATAATATACTTGCAAATGATGTGGTATGTCAATCTACATTTTGGGCGTGTAAATCTCAAAAAGAAGTATATGGTAATAAAAAAACACCAATTCTTTCAGTATTTACGCCAACATACAAAACAAATGAACGCATATTTAGAACATACGAATCTTTAAAAAATCAAACATACCCAAATTGGGAATGGGTTGTTATTGACGATTCGCCAGAGGGTGATTATAAAACATTTGAATACCTAAAAACTATTGCAAGTCAAGATTATAGAGTAAATGTTTATAGAATATCACCAACTTCAGCAGGTAATGTTGGCGAGGTAAAGCATAGAGCTGCTATGTTATGTAGTGGTGAGTGGTTATTTGAATTAGACCATGATGATGTTCTTATTTCAACTTGTTTAGAAGATGTTTTAAATGCAAGCAAACAATATCCAGACGCTGGATTTATTTATACCGATGTAACCGAGGTCTATGAAGATGGAACCCCACGACAATATGGTCGTATTGGTAATGATTGGTATGGTCATCCTGAAAATCCATTTGATTGGGCATACGCAGGTCATACTTGGGAAAAGTTTGATGGTCATACTTGGTTAACTCATCATTATCCTGATATTAATCCAAAAACAATTAGGTTTAATATAGGAATGCCAAATCATTGTAGAGTATGGAATCGAGATACATATCACAAAATAAGAGGACATAGTAGAAATATTTCAGTAGCCGATGATTATGAATTAATTGTAAAAACATTTCTTGAAACTCGTATGATTCATTTAAAAAAAATGTTATATGTTCAATACAACAATTATAATTCTACGGTTGATAATAACTCAACAGACATAAATCGAAGAGCAAGATTAATCAAAGATTATTATGACCCATTTATTCATCAGAAAATTCTTGAATTAGGAAAAGAAGATTGGTGTTGGGATTATTCTAAAAATCAGGCACATAAACTTCAAAATTGGATGGATAGGTCACGATATTACGAAAAAGAACAAGTTTTAAATTATATTGTAGAGGGAAAATGAAAGTATTAATTTACACAGGTTATCAAAAATTACCATTTAATAAAAAAACATGGTTAGAGTTAGGAGCAGGTGGAACTGAATATTCAACTATAAAACTTGCGGATTATTTATTCGCAGAGGGATATAATGTTGTTGTTAGTGGTGAAGTTATTTCAGATGTATGCGATGGGGTTGTATATACAAATATAAGAGAACTACAAGAAAACCAACATTTTGATATTGTAATAGCAACTGCTTATATACACTACATAAAAGTTTTAGAATCTTTAAATATATCATATGATAAGTCATTTTTTTGGATTCACAATGAGGAATTTTATCCATGGTATAATGGTGAAGTTTTAGAAAATAATGGTAGAAATTATTTATTAGACAATAGATTAACATCTGTAATTGCTGTATCTGAATATCAAAAAAAATTATTAGAAAACACTTATCCTGAAATTAAAAATAAAATCATTGTAATCGAAAACGCAATCGACCCATATGATTGGCAAGATATAGATGTTCCAAAATATAAAAATAAATTTATATATACATCAGCAGCAGATAGAGGGCTAAAGGAATTATTAGAAATCTGGCCAAGAATCAAAGACATGATTCCTGAAGCAACTCTTTGGGTAGCCACGCCACCATATGGATTGGAATGGTATGAAAACTATAAAGGATTTTATGATGGAGTTCATTTTGTAGATAACTTATCTCCAAAAGAACTTTATACTCAAATTAAATCTTCAGAATATTGGGTGTATCCATCAAAATATATTGAAACATTTTGTATTACAGCGTTAGAAATGATGTATGGTAATGTAAAAATTGTATCAACTGATACAGGTAATTTGGGTAATTTGTTATTAGGAAAATCTGCATTAATATCAACTCCATCTGATTTGGAAATTTTAAAAAGTAAAATTTTTGAAGAATTTAAATATTTGTATAATAACAAATCTTTACAACAATTAAATCAAGAGACCGCATATAATTTTGCAAAAAATGAAAGTTGGGAAAACCGCATAGGTAAATGGGTAGATGTTATTAAAAACAATGGAAAATTACATCCAGAGTTATACACCTACAATGAAAATCCACAAGCTTGGATTAATAGGTTTGTGACATATTCCGCAAGAACAAAAGAGTGGGACTTAATCACGGACGAGCCATTTGACAATTGTTTTTCATTTCCATTATTTACTGAAGAATTTTGTAAAATGATTCGTGAAGAAGCTGAACATTGTGAGTGTTGGACTACTAACAGGCATGAAAATTATCCAACTACTGATATGGTATTAGAAACTATTGGATTACACGATACCTATTTGGAAATTTTAAAACAATTTGTAATGCCACTCTCAATTCATATGTGGGCTCTTAATGGAAAGGGTTGGGATAATATGAGTAGTGAAAACTTTCTTGCAAAGTATACGCCAGACGCTCAAGGACATTTAGGTATTCACCATGATTCATCTGATATTACTTGTTTAATACAACTTTCAGACTTTAATGAATATGAAGGGGGTGGAACTTGGTTTAAACGGCAAAAAAAGTTGGTAAAAAACTCAATTGGTTATGCAACTCTTCATCCTGGAAACATAACCCATAAACATGGGGCTAGAGCGGTTACTAAAGGTAAGAGATATATTATTGTGTCTTTCATGAAAAACTTGGAAAGATAAACGTTATACTATTTATATAGTGAGATAATAATACAGGAGCTTAAATGGCAATTAATATTCCAATATGGCCGGGGTCAGGTTCATTTACAAGTGGTTCATCAACACCTTTCGGATTTTTTGATTCTGATTCACAATTCAGGTCGGATGCTCCAAAAGTTGCGGATTGGTGCGCTAAACGATTGGGATATCCAATTGTAGATATTGAATTACAAGATATCAATTTTTTTACTTGTTTTGAAGAATCAGCAAATGAGTATTCATCACAAGTAAATCAATATAGAGCAAAAGAAAATATGTTATCTCTTCAAGGTTCCGATTTAAACTTGGATTTAAGAGATACACAACTTAACGCTAATTTATCAGGCGTTGTTAACATTGCTAAAGATTATGGAACTGAAGCATTAAGTGGTGGTCGTGTGACGGTTTACACCGGCTCATTTGAAATGGTTAGTGGTAAACAAATTTATGACCTTGCTGATGGTAGTGTTGTGACTTTAGAAAGTGGTTCGGTTTTAGATGGTGTTACGATTCGTAGATTTTATCATTTTCAACCACCGGCTGTCATTAGATACTTTGACCCATTTGTAGGAACAGGTATGGGTTCACAACAAATGTTAAATACATTTGGTTGGGGAGCATATTCACCTGGCGTATCATTTATGATGCAACCAATGTTTGATGACCTACTTCGTTTACAGGCAATTGAATTTAATGACCTTATTCGTAAATCATCATATGGATTCCATATCGATGGAACTCGTGTAAGATTATTTCCAATTCCGGCACTATCTGATGAAGGCACAAAAGTTTACTTTGACTACACATTGGAAAGTGAAACAAACTCACCAATCGCAAAACTAAATGTAGTAAGCGACTTTTCAAATGTGCCGTTTAACCGATTAAGATATACTGCAATTAATTCTGCTGGAAGACAATGGATTGCTAGATATTCATTAGCATTAGCTAAAGAAATGCTAGGGGCGGTTCGTTCAAAATTTTCATCAATCCCGATTCCAGGCTCTGATGTAACTTTGGATGGGGCTGACCTTCGTAGTGAAGCTGCTGCTGAAAGAGAAATTTTATTGACTGAATTAAAAGAAATGTTAGAAGCAACATCTCGTAGAGCACAAATGGAAGCTAAAAAAGATGAAGCTGAATTTATTGAATTAACTCTTGCTAGAGTTCCAAGACCAATTTACATAGGATAATATAATGGCATTATTTGGCGGACAGCGTGATATGTCTTTATTTAGAACTTTAAATAAAGAATTAATCAATGATATTATTGATACGGAAATATATTATTATATGCTATCTGTTGAAGACACTAAATCCAATTTATATGGTGAAGGTAAAGATAAAATATATAAACAGCCCGTTAAAGTTCCTGCAACATTTGAATATGCTCAATCCGCCCAAATTTCAGATGATTTTGGACAATCGTATGTTCGTGAAGTTAAATTTAATTTTTTAAGAGATACTTTAGTTGAAAAAGATGTTTTTCCTCAAGTTGGTGATGTTATTCAATATAATGATACTTACTTTTTGGTAGATGCAAAATACGAAAACCAATTCTTTGTTGGAAAAAATCCAAAAACATGGGATGGTGGAAACACACAAGGATATTCTGTTTCTATAATTTGTGACACTCACGCAACAAGATGGACTTCACTTAATTTAGTAGATACTCGATTTGGTAATTCAAATCAAAACAATAATATTATACCAATGGGATTATAATGGCAACTAAATATAGAAATACCGACACCATAAAACCAAATCTTACTCAAACACAATCTTCAACAAGTGAAGATGTAAAATTGAATAAAGCAAAGCAAGTTCGTAGAGACCAAGATAATGTAAAAAATATTTCGGTTGGTATTTACGATGTTGATTCTGCATTTAAAAATTTTTTAGAAAATAATGTAAAGCCTACCATTGAAAGCGATGGGAGATTTTATCCTGTACCTGTTATTTATGCATCTGCCGAAAAATGGGTATCTGCACAACAAAGAGGTTACATGGTTGATGACAATGATATGTTATTAACGCCCGTTATTTCATTTAAAAGAAACAACCTTTCAATTAATACAGAATTATCCAAATTAAAAGTTGCTGAAAATGAAGATGCGCATCAGATGTTTGAAAGAAAATATACAAGCGCAAATAGATACGACCAATTTTCAATTTTAACCGACCAACAGCCAGTTAGAGAATTTATGTCGGTTGAAAGACCTGATTATGTTAATTTAGAATATGAAGTTGCTATTTGGTGTGAATACATGGAACAAGTAAACAAAATTGTAGAACAAATTATATATTTTCAAGGTCGTTCTTTTGGTGATAGGTATAAATTTGTAATTAAAGCCGATTCATATTCATTTGAAACAGTAACATCAGTAACCGAAGACCGAATTACAAGAGCAAATATAACCTTAACAGCAAAAGCATACATTGTGCCCGAATATGCTGGTATGGTAAATAATACTAAACGCAGATTTTCAGTTGGAAAAGTTTCATGGGGTAATTCTCCAAAATTAAATAATACTGATGCTCCAATTAAAAGTGGTAATGAATAAATTTTACATATTTATACTGTAAACAAACTAATATAATTGTTATGGAAGAAAAATTAGTAAAACAATTTACCGAAGAAGAAGTTATTGAGATTAAAGAACTTCAACAAAAAATTTTAATAACCATTTCTCGTATTGGAGAAGTAGAATTAAATATTCAGGAGTTAGAAAACGCATTTCAAGAGTTAAAAAGTGAAAAAGTCACATTGATAAACTCATATAATGATGTTAAAGTTCAGGAATTACAATTAGGCAAGCGATTAAGGGAAAAATACGGAGATGGTGAGTATGATATTTCTACAAATACATTCACTCCCAACAAATAAGTATTCGTTTCCTTAATTTATGGTCTATTTATTATAAGAAAAACCAAATTTTGAATTTAGGAGAAAAATAATGGCTGAAAGAATTGTTAGTCCAGGCGTATTTACACGAGAAAAAGACCTTTCGTTTTTACCTGCTGGTATTGCTGAAATTGGTGCCGCTCTTATTGGGCAAACTATCAAAGGTCCTGCTTTTGTTCCAACACAAGTAGAATCTTTTAATGAATTTACACAACGCTTCGGAGGTTTAACCGAAGACTCATACCTTCCATATACAGCACAAGCTTATTTAGAAGATGCTGGCACTGCTACAATCGTTAGAGTATTGGGTAATGATGGATATACAGCAAAGCCAGTTGCTTTAGTAATTTCATCATCTGCAGGTGAACGAGTAGGTGCTTTATTACACCCAACTACTGCTACTTTTGGTGGTGATTTTGATGATTCAATAGTAGATACAGCAGCAAGTGCTTCTTTGTTCTTATTGACCTTAACTGGTAGTTCAGTAAGTTCAACTGCAACTTCGGCTTCTATGAATCCAAGTTCACAAAATTACTTTACTAAAATTTATGGATATGCTCCTAAATCTTCAAAGGTTGCATATACTATGTTGAACTTTTCAACATTCCAATCAGCATCATTTGCTACAGGTGAGAATGTTAAGGTATCACTATCTAAAATTGATACCGACTATACTAAAGCATATTCTGAAGCATCAACTCCATATATCCTTTCACAAAAAGTTGGTGGTGTAGCTACAAACTTATTTAAAGTTTATACTCTTTCACATGGCACCGCTACAAACTATGAATTTAAGATTGGTATTCGTGATGTTAAACCAGCATCTGAAGTTCCTGGTTCAGAATACGGAACATTTACTTTACAAGTTCGTAGAGTAGATACTGCAAAAATTCCAAACTCAATCTTTGGAACAAGTATTCAAGACGCAGACACACGACCAAATATTGTTGAAGAGTTTACAGGTCTTAACCTTGACCCAAATTCTCCAAATTATATCGCAAGAGTTATTGGTGATAGATATGTTAATGTAGATGAAAATGGTAAATTAGTATTTGAGGGAGACTATCCCAACAATTCGGCTCACATTCGTGTTGAAATGACAAGTGATGTAACAAATGGTGCTATTGACTCATCATTAGTTCCTTTTGGATTTGCTGCTCTAACATCACCACTTCATAGTGGTTATAATTTACCAACTCCAACCTATGTTGTATCTCAATCATTAGGTGGTGTGGTAAACACACGAGTATTCTTAGGATATGATTATGATTTCAGTTCAACTGATAACCTAAACTTCTTAATGCCAACTCCAGACGCTAACACGGAAATTGTTGGTTCTGACTTTGATTTGGCTACTTGTCACTCAAATGGTTCTCCAATTACATTAACATCTAATGTAGATGCTAAGAAATTTATGGTTCCACTTCAAGGTGGTTTTGATGGTTGGGAGCCAAATCGGGTAATCCTTACAGGAACAAGTATTGTTGCTGGAAACACTCAAGGGTTGGATTGTTCATCTGCTACGGCTACTGGTACTATCGCTTTAAGAAAAGCTATCAACGCAGTTTCAAATCCTGATGAGTTTGATATTAATATGGTTGTTCTTCCAGGCGTTTTACATAGACTACACTCTTCAGTAACTATATACGCTAAAGATATGTGTGAAGATAGACAAGATTGTTTCTTTGTAATGGATGCAGGCGCATATCAAGATTCAAACACTACGGTTGTAAACGCATTAACTTCGTTTGACTCTAACTATGTTGCTACTTACCACCCATGGGTTAAAATCCTTGATACTGATAAGAACAAGCCAGTATGGGTTCCGCCAAGTGTTGTTTTACCTGGCGTGATTGCTTTCAATGATTCGGTTGCTGCTGAATGGTTTGCTCCCGCAGGTTTGAATAGAGGTGGATTAACAAATGTTATTGAAGTTAAATCTCGTTTGACTCACGCTGAGAGAGACACACTTTACGAAGGCCGTGTAAACCCAATCGCTACATTCCCTGGCCAAGGTGCTACTGTATTCGGTCAAAAAACCTTACAAGCTAGACCATCCGCATTGGATAGAATCAATGTTCGTAGATTGTTAATTGCTGTTAAGAAGTTTATTGCATCTTCTACAAGATATTTGGTATTTGAAAATAATACGGCTGCAACAAGAAACCGATTCTTGTCAATTGTAAACCCATACTTGGAATCAATCCAACAAAGAAATGGTTTATTTGCTTTCCGTGTTGTAATGGATGATACTAATAACACTCCTGATGTAATTGATAGAAACACTATGGTAGGTGAAATTTTCCTACAACCATCAAAGACAGCAGAATTCATTGTTCTTGACTTTAACATTCTTCCAACGGGCGCAACGTTCCCTGGAGCATAAATTAAATAAACGACTATTTATTAAAAAGATAATAGGAGAAATATAAATGGCACAATTACTTGACCCAAATGAAATCATGTTCACCAATTTTGAACCTAAAATGTCCAATAGGTTCATTATGTATATTGAAGGTATTCCCGCATACTTGATAAAAACAGCAGCTAGACCCGAAATAGTTAATGGTAAAGTTACCATTGACCACATTAACACTCGTAGATATGTTAAGGGTCGTTCTGAATGGTCGGATGTTGCAATAACCCTTTACGATGCCGTAGTTCCTTCAGCTGCACAAGCTGTTATGGAGTGGGTTCGTTTACACCACGAATCGGTAACTGGCCGTGATGGATATTCTGATTTCTATAAAAAAGATATCACATTTAATAGTTTGGGTCCTGTTGGTGATAAAGTAGAAGAATGGACATTAAAAGGCGCATTTATTCAGACAGCTAAATTTTCTGATATGGATTATGCAGGTGAAGACCTTGCAACCGTTGAATTAACATTGACTTACGATTACGCTATCTTACAATACTAATTTTAGATTAAAAAATGATAAACCCCACTTCGGTGGGGTTTTTTTGTATTAAAAAGTTTTATTTACATATTTATATATAAGTTAACAAATAATAAGGAAAAATAATGACAAATTTTGTAAGAAGAAAAGAAACCAATGTCGTTGAGTATGTAAACGGAGTGGGTTCATTTGTAGATGCAGCTGACACCGGCTTTAAAACAATCGATGTAGCCACCACAGAATGGCAATTGCCACTTAGCGGTTGGGACACTTCATACATGGATTGTATTTCATTAGAAATTGAAATGCCTGAAGGATTTCAACCAGGAGTATCTAAATTAGTAGGCTCTGATGGTAATTATTCAATTGAATTATCTTAATTAAAATCAAAAAGTTATGGTAGATTTACAAGATGACTATAAAGGGATGTCAAATAAAGACATCGTTTCTCAGTTGAGAAATGAACACGAAGTTCAACAAGTTCGTGATTATAAATTTCCAACTGAAATTATTGACTTACCATCGAAAGGGCTTGTTTACTCAAAAGACAATCCCCTTTCGACAGGTAAAATTGAAATGAAATATATGACTGCAAAAGAAGAAGATATTCTTACAACGCAATCATATATCAAAGATGGGTCAGTTCTTGACCGATTGTTTCAATCGCTTATCATCTCTAATGGCGAAGGTCAACCAATCAAATATGTTGATTTAGTAAGTGGTGATAAAAACGCAATTATGATTGCAGCTCGTATTCTCGGATATGGTAAAGACTATGAAGTAGAAATTCAAGACCCATTTTCAAATAATAAACAAAAAGATATTATTGATTTAACTCAATTTGAAAATAAAGAATATGATGGGTCTGCTCAAGTAGAACTTCATAAAAATGAATTTGAATTTACATTACCTACATCAAATCGTAAAATTACATTCATGGCTATGACTGAATCTAAAGATAGAAAAGTTAAACATGAGGTTGAGGAGATAAAAAAGGCAAATCGTAAGTTAAAAGACGAAACCTCACGAGAACTTACAACACGTTTAAAGGCGATGATTCTTTCGGTAGATGGTGACCATGAACAACGAACTATTAATCATTTTGTTGATAATGAATTATTCGCAGTTGATTCTAAAGCTCTTCGTGGATATATTAATGAAGTTATTCCTGATATTGACCTTACATGGGAATTTGTATCAGAGGAAACTGGGGAAAGGAGGGAAATGCTACTGCCTATGGATGTGACCTTTTTTTGGCCTAAGTCCTAGTTACAGAAAGCATCTCCACTCACATATTTTTGATTTAATATATCATGGAAATGGTGGATTTACCTTTTCCGATGTATACAACTTTCCAATATGGGTTAGAAAGTTTTATATTAACAAAATTATAGAATTCAAAACGGATGAAAAGAAGGCTCATGACACAGAAGCTGCCAAAATTCGTTCAAAAACAAGAAAATAGTAAATACCCAACACTTTGTTGGGTATTTCTATATTTATACTATATGATGTAAAGGAATGTATTATGAATACAATTAAAAAATCAAAACTTAAAGAAGTATTTAAATCCGCCGGGCTATCGGAGGGAATCTTTGATTTGTTTGTTAGTAAAAAAACAAAATTAAAACAACGACTCCAACAAGACCTTGATAATATTAAAAATAAAATCGAAGACACCATTAATAGCGCCCCTACGCAAGATGAAAAAGATAAACTTCGTAAATTAGCAAATGCTTTTGATAAAGCTTATAATTTAGGTAAATAACCCATTTAAGGATTTCTGATGGCTGTTAGTGATAGAAAAGAACAACTTCAAAGTGAGATAAATCTTCAAAACGCTCTTGTAGATAGTGTAAAGACGCATCTTTTTTTATCTGAAAAAGGTCGTGATGTTAAAACACAGCTGTTAGATAAATTACAAGAAGAAAAAGAGCTTGGAAATCAAATTGAAAGTATCCAAAAAGCTATTGATGATTTGTTATTAGAACAAATTCAACGTGGTGATACTGTAAACCAAACTTATATTGAACAGTTAGATAGGATGAAGGAAATCCTTGAATTAAAAAAACAACAAAAAGATAAAGAAGAAGAAATAAAAGACCTCACCAAAGACTTTAAAGATAATCTATTAGGGTCATTGGGAACTCTTGGTGATATGTTGAAGGCTGGAACTGCGTTTGGGGCCGGTATGGTTCTTGCTAAAAAAGCATCGGAAATGATTACTTCAGCATTTGAATCTACTGTTGGTCTTGCAAAAGAACTTTATACCCAAACTGGTGCTACTGCCGCAGAATCTGCAAGATTGGGAGCACAAACCATGTCTGCTATGCTTTCCATGGAGGGGTTGTTGTATGGTGGTGAAGCCTTAGCAAATGCTGCAAAAGATGCTTCCGAATATTATGGAAGCACGGCTGTAATTACAGCTGATATGCAAAAAAATATTACAAAATTAAGCGCTATGGGAGTCGAGGGTGCTGCCCAAATGAATTCCATATTCCAATCAGCATCAGGCAATGCTTCTGAATTAACTGCTGAAATCCAAGCAATTGCTCAAGATGCGGGAGTTAATGCTTCTGCGGTTTTGAAAGATATGTCTTCAAATATGACTGCTATGGTGGGTAAATCAAAAGAAGAATTAAAATATCTTGCTCAAAAAACAGCACAATTACAAAAACAAGGTATGTCAATGGGTTTAATGGAGGATATGTCATCAAATATGTTAGATGTCGAATCATCTTTAAGAGCCCAAATGAAAGCCAGACAATTTGGTTTAGGCGAAATGTTAGGTGATACTGAAAAGATGAGAAACGCTGCCATGGAAATCCAATATGGTGATAGAGCTCAAGGTATGGAGCAAATGGCAGAGGCAATGAAAGAGGCTGGACTAACTTCCGAACAACTTGGAAACATGGGTGTTAAACAAATTGGATTTTTAGCGGAATCATATGGTATGACATCAGACCAACTTACTGAAATGGTTACTAAACAAGAAGCTTTAGATAAAATAATGAAAGAAACTGGTGTTACGACCACGGAACAAGCCATTGCTATTCAAGAACAAGAAGCAGCTCAAAAAGCAATGTTTAATACTATCAAACAAGGTGCTATGTCATCTTTACCACTTTTAGCTCAAATGATAGGTCAATATTTTATGATGAAAAATTTATCAAAAAGTGTTGGTGCTGCTGGTGGTGGTGCTGGTGGCGCTGCTGGTGGCGGTAGTATGTTTAGCGGTATGACCGATGCTATTGAAAAAATTGATGCCAAAAAACTAATTGCAGGTGGCGCTGCTCTTGTATTAGTAGCGGCTTCGGTATTTGTATTTGGTAAAGCAGTTCAAGAATTTATGAGTGTTTCTTGGGAAGCCGTTGGTATGGCAGTTGTATCTATGTTGGCCCTTGTTGGTGCTCTTGCATTAGTTGGAACTATTATGATGTCAGGTGTAGGCGCAGTAGCTATTATTGCTGGTGCCGCTGCTATGTTAGTAATCGCATCCGCATTATTTGTTCTTGGTAAAGCGATTCAAGAAATTGCTACCGGATTTGGAATGATGGGTGAATTAACCACACAATTAACCGCTTTGGTATTAATTGCACCAGGTCTTATAGCTCTCGCAGGTATTTTTGGGTTATTAGGGGTAGGGTTACTTGCAATGTCAGTTGGACTCGCAGCGGTAACATTGTTTTTACCAACTCTTTTGGTTCTTGGTATGATGTTACCTTTAATTACAAGCGCACTTGGAATGGGTGGTGATGGTGGTGATAAAAGTAGTGTTGATTCACCTGAAGGTAGTTCATCTGACGCATTATTACAAGAAATTAAAGGATTACGTTCTGATATTCAAAATCAACCAGTTCAGATAGTTATTGATGATAAAGTTATATCAACAATGAATAAGAAAAATTCTCGTATGCAGGGTTATAGAGACCAAATGAGGTAAAGGTAATACATGGCGTTAAAAGATTTAAAATCGGATTTGTCTAAATTTAGAAAACCAGTGGAAAATCCACTTGTTGACAAAAAGCGAGTGCAAATTCCAACATCAACCAATCAAACTCCACTATCACAATTTGTGGACTCAACCCCCTCTGCCCCAAAGTCAAATCTTACAACTCCTAAACAAGGTGTTAACCCAAACAAATTTGATAATTCATCAAAATTTTTAGGAGAAACATCTCCAGTAAAATTTGATAACTCTTCAAATTATTTAGGTCAAACTACTCCAAACAAAATTTCTTTATTAGAACGATTCTTAGGAGAAACCACTCCAAATGTAGTTCAACAAGGAGATAAATTTAAAGGTGAAACTACACCAGCTGATGTTGTTCAAGGTGATAGGTTTAAAGGTCAAACCTCCCCTCAAGATTACTCAAACGTAGAAAAATTTAAAGGTCAAACTACTCCTGAAAAATTTAAGTTTGTGCAACAATTTTTAGGTGAAACAACACAATTACAGGCATCGTTATCTCCGCAATTTTTAGGTGAAACGAGTCCATTAAAATTTGATTCATCTACACAATTTTTGGGTGAAACAAGTCCATTAAAATTTGATTCATCTACACAATTTTTAGGTGAAACTACTCCAGTAAAATTTGACGCATCTCCACAATTTGTTGGTCAAACTACTCCAGTAAAATTTTCTTTTAATCCTGGCTTAGTTTTTCAAGCAAAAGAACTAAAATATGTTGATTTTATAGAAAATAGCAATGCAGTTGGGTTTTCTCCATTTTTGAAACACAAATCAACATCTTCGTTTGTTGGTGTAAATTCTACACAAACTCAATTTGACAACAAAAATTCATTATATGGAAACTTTAATGGTAATTTTGAAGGATTATCATTTAGACCTGGTTATAAAGAATTTAAGCTAGGCAAAGAAACTGGAAATACCCAAAGATATACTCCAGATGGTAATAAATACGAAGAATCTTATACGAGTATTTCTAAATTAATGGAGCAACGAAGCTCTCCATCATTTTTAGATAAAATGTATGCAAAATATAATTTAAAAGATGATTCCCCAAATTTTTTAAATATTATAAGAGCTCCGTATATTTTAAGAGGTATACAACGAAAAAAAATAACCAAAGGTGAACCAGAATTTTGGGATTTTGGACTTGGAATTGACGATGGTTTTATTAGAGGTGGTATTGTAGCATCAACTGTTCGTGCAGTAGCTGATACACTTAGACTTGGTGCATTCTTTTTATCAGTAAAAGGTTTATTGTGGGCTGTTAGACAATTTGGTTCTCAAAGAACAAATAAATACGGAACACTTTGGACACCTGTAAATTTACTTGCGACTACATTAGGACAGCATATTGGATTTAGACCATCGCGGCATGGATTATTTCCAGGCGACCCAACCGGTGTTTATAAAAACGTGCTAGATAGTGGTTATGATGATAAATTATTAGGCTTATATAGTAATCATATTTTTAGCGCAACGGCAACAATTACAGGCTTACCTTTTGCTACCCAAACCCGAACTGGTGGGTTTGATTCATTATACGGAATTGGATTAACAAACACAACAAGATTTTCAAATACATTTGAAAGCAATGAAAAAACATTAGCACATCAAAAGGCTTTATTTTCACAAAAATATGAACCTTTAAGCGTGTCGCCTGGTTTACCCGGCAGTCCATCTCAATTTAATACTTATAAAGATGATTTACCAGTAAATGTAGATGAAGCTAATAAATTTGGTGTGGTTAACCAAACTATTGAACAATCCCCAATCCCAATTGATAACGCAAATAACGGAGAGCCAACCTTTGGTGTAGCTCCATCAAGTTTGGAACGTAAAAAAAATCTATTAAAATCGGAAGGTTTAATTGCAGGTCAGCCTGATATTGCAGATTATCAAGCAATCTCATATGGATTAATTTCTGAAAACGCCAAACTTATAAGAAGAAGTGCTACTGACTTTAGAGAAATGTATGACGAATTGGATGATGGAGATGCATTTAAACAAAATATACTTGGAGGCTCGGACTATGAGTATTCTAAACAATCGAGAGAATCTAAATATAAATTGCCAAAACCACTACCTCGTAGTGAAAAAACATTAAAAAGATTATTTGGGGCAGATTCTACAAAATATGATAATACACTTGGAAACGCCGACCCTATAAACTCAAGTTTATATAATAATACACTTGGACAAGATTTTGTTCATTTGTTTTTTACGTATGATAGAGGTAATGGAACTCCAGACCTAAATAGAATTATACAATTCAGAGGAACTGTAAATGGTATTACTGAAACATTTTCACCTTCATGGAATGGTATCAAATATCCTGGAAGAGCAGATAAGTCTTATATGTATGAGGAATTTGAAAGAACCCTTTCATTTAATTTTAAAGCTTATGCTCAATCGCGTTCTGAAATGAAAACAATGTGGCAAAAAATTGCAACTCTTGCAAAATTAACATTACCTACATATGGTAGTGATACTTACACAGGTCACATTTGTTATTTTAGGCTTGGTCAACTTTGGGGAAATGGCACCGCTGGCATTCCAACTCTTATTACATCGTTAACCTATACAATTCCAGATGATATGTCATGGGAGTTAAATCAAGATGGGGAACTTGCAGAATTAGCGATGGGAATGGATATTGCTGTATCATTAACAATACTACCAACCGAAGATTACTACAAAAGTAGTGATAGTATATATTCATTTGAATCATTACCAAAATTTGCATAATAGAATATGGAAAGATATAAAAACATACAAGTTTTAAAAGATAATAGTGGTAGAAAGTTTTTATCTACAACTGTTTTTCCTATAATTGAACCAACAATTAATGACATTTATATTACAGGTCAAGTTGGTGATAGGTTGGATAATCTTGCATTTAAGTATTACGGCAATTCTACTTATTGGTGGGTAATTGCTAGAGCTAATAATATCGGATATGGTGATTTTGTAGTTCCATTGGGTATACAAATAAGAATTCCAAATCCTGATTCTATTAATGAAATTGAGACAGAATACTTAAATTTAAATACAAAATAAATTATGGGAATTTTTGACGCTGGACTTGTATCTTGGCCAAGTGGGCCCGCTAGTAGTAAACAAACAAACTACAAAAGACGAGCCTATGGAACTGTAACTGCTGTAGGCAATAACCAATTTACGTGCGCTGGTAGTCAAACATTAAGTTTTTTTAATGGAGCTCCGCCTGATGTAAAACGTGGTGGCAGGTATGCTCCAGGCCCATATTTAACATCCATTACTACTAAAAACCATGGTGGTGGTGATTTGTCAGAAGCTGCATTGTGGGAAATTGAATTTCAATACAATGTTTATGATAAAGCAACACTTGATGCTTGCGCAACTTCGTTTATGATACCTGGCGCGTTAATAAATGTAAATTTTGGATATAATACAGGAAACTCTGTTAGTATATCTGAAGCTGCAATATTTGATTTTAGTTGGAATTACAATGTGGAGGATGGGTCTTGGAGTTGCACAGGAAAAGCAATAGGTAGTGCTGCTGGAACGGCTGGGGGTATTACTTTACCAACGGGAGATGGTGGTAGTTCTGTAAAAGATTCTGTTGGTGAAAAAAATGGATATAGTTTGTTTGCTGCATTAGATATTAAAGCCCAATCTGAATTAGGGGTTAGTCGTAACGAAGATGGTGAATTAGTTGGCGCAGGAATTCCATCAAAAGATGGTTCAGCTAAAGCAAAGGGTGATTTTGGAATTATTAATGCGTTTGTAGAATCCGGATTTTTTAGTGATACTTCAAATTACGCAACTGTGGTTAAACTACGTAGAGTAATTTCAGAAATCAATACGGCAATAGCAAAATCTGCTAATGGAAAACAATATCAATTTTTATCTGGTAAATATCATAGCTTCCCATTTTTAAAGTCAGCAGACCCACTTATGGTATGTTTTCCATCGTCTGGCGGAGCTTATGTCGCTGCCGGAGAAAATAAAAATAATTTTTCAGACTTAGCAGGTAACATGGGTGACGCTAACGATTTATGGATATCTACACAATTTTTAAAAAAAATAGAAGATGATTTATTAAATAAACAATCTAATAAAGATAAAAAAGGTGAATATTCAGTAAACACCTATCTATCAAAATTATTTGGAGAAATTTCAAATTTAAGTGGTGGAGTTGTTGAGTTAGTTATAACAACGGATCCTGACAATAAAAATATATTTCAAATTGTAAATAAAAAATACGACATAGCATATAGCGGAAACTCAATACTTTCATTAAGAAGCCCTAATAGTCCTGTAAAATCAGTTAATATGTCATCTAATATGGATCCTGATATGGCAGCTATTGCATTTTCAGGTGGAAGTGGCAAATATCCAAACAATATGGCATCTAATGTATTTGGGGGGTGTTCTCCAAAAGTTCCGATAGATAGTAGTGAATCTGAAGAAAAATTAAAACAAAAAATTATAGAAATGGGTAATAAATATGATACCTCAACTTCTACTGATTTTAAAAAAATACTTCGCGAATATATAAATTCAAAATTACCTGGTAAAAAAATATCTATTAGATATAATATTGATTTAAGTGTAACTGTAGATGGATTTAATCCAAAATTTGGACAATCATTTTCAGTTGACCCAATACCGGCCTCCGTTGGAACTGGTAACATAACTTTTGTAGTGGGTGAAATTGAACATAAAGTAGATGGCGCAATATTCGAAACTACTGTTGTTGGATATATGATGGTAACGACATAATGGCTAGAAAAAAAATATATTATCCTGAAGGCGAAATTCAACGAGGGCTTTATACCGAAGGTAAAGAGTGGATGTTGGAAGATGGCACCGAATATATTGGTGACTACCATAGATACATCACAAATGAGGTGTTTACACTTTCATCATACATTTTAGGATTGTCTAAAAAACTTATTCCATATTTAGACCTTAATTTGGATGTTGTAAATAAAAAATTTGAATACGATTTGATTAAACAATCGGAAGTAGTAAAAATTAATTTTATAAATTATGGTAAACCAATACCAACTGAAAATGATTACACAAACGGGTTTTACAATAGGTTTTTTTTAAAAAGACATTTTCAATCAATCATTACAGAGGTGGACTCGGATTCATTTGAAAAAGCAAATGAAATTTTTTACTTAAAATTAACACTACCATGGAAGCTAACTGGTAAATTAAATGACTCTGGCATGGATACCGGTATATTTGATACAAATCGGCGATTAGTTCTTCTTGCAGAAGCAAATATGGAGGGTATTCGTAACTATGTTACGGATT